GGCGCCGGCCGGGCGCTCGCGTCGTGACCGCAGGCGTCGAAAGCACCGCCGCCGCCACGACGGCCCCCGTTACTGGCGTCGTGCTGCCGGTGACCGACGCCCGCGACGGGCGCTTCGAGCCGGCGACCGTCGTCCGCGGGGAAGCCGCCGAGATCCTCACCCCCGGGTCGGCCACGCGGCCGCAGCCGGGCGACGAGTACGTCGCGAACGGTGCGACGTGGAAGGTCATCGGCGTTACCACGCTGGCCCCCGCCGGCGCGACCATCCTCTACACCGCGGCGGTCATCCGATGAGCGCCAGCGAGTTTGAGGCCCAGCTGCTGCGCTTCCAGCGGTCGCTCGAGACGCAGTCCGACCGCGTCGTGCAGGGCGCGGCGCTGGTCATCGCCGGCAACCTGGTCGCTGGCGGTCGCTACGGCCCCGGCACGCCGGTCGACACCGGCTTCCTGCGCTCGTCCTGGCGCGCGTCGATTGGCGGCACGGAGATCGGCGAAGGTGTGGCCGGCGGCTCGATCAAGAAGGGGCTGGAGCCGAGCCCTGCCCCGGACTTGGGCCCCTCGCTGCTAGGGGCCAAGGCCGGGGATGTGCTCTACTTCACCAACTCGGCCGAGTACGCCGACATCGTCGAAGAGCGCGAGCTGTTCGTCGCCAAGGTCGCCGCCGAGGTGCCGCAGATCGTGGCTGACGTGGCGCGCCGCCTCGGGGAGGCGCCATGAGCGTCTTCCTGCGGTTGCAGCAGGCCGCGCGCGCGCGACTGCAGGCGCTCACGCCGGCCGTCGTCACGCGCTTCTACGGCGCGCCCGGCGATCGCCCGGCGTCCGGCGACTGGGTCGAAGAGCGCCTGCTGCCGCTCGCGCCCGAGCAGTTCCGCGCCACCGACAGCACGAAGCATCGCGCGCAGCTGCGGCTCGTGTGCCGCACCGACGCCGGCGCCGATGCGCTTCGGGCGCTCGCCGCGCGCGTGCGCGCCCACTTCCCGGCGGGACTGGCGCTGATCGCCGCGCCGGAGACGTGGGTCGTGACGGCCACCGCCGAGGCGGACCAGCTCGCCGGCCCCGGCGTGTGGCTCGCCTGTCTCGTCACCATCGACTTCCTCACCCTCTCGGAGACCCCGTAAATGTCCACCGCCCTCGACATCACCCGGGAAGTCCGGGTTCGGAAGGAGTCGGCCTTCGGCGTGCCGCCCGGCACCAGCGGCGCCCAGATCGTGCGCCGCACGCAGTTCACCGGCGGCCTCGTCAAGCAGGCGTTCCAGTCGCAGGAGATCCGCGCCGACTACCAGATCGCCGACGTGCGCCACGGGATGCGCGGCGTGCAGGCGACGCTCGAGGGCGAGCTGTCGCCCGGTAGCTACCAGGTGTTCGTCGAGAACATCCTGCGGCGGGTGTACGCGACGGCGCCGACCTCGGGCGCGCTGACCAACGTCACGGCCGCCGCCGCGGGCCGCACGTTCACCCGCGCGGCGGGCTCGTGGATCACCGACGGCTTCCGCGTGGGCATGGTGGCGCGGATCACCGGTTTCGCCGCGCCCGCGACGGCCAACAACCGCGACTACCGCATCACGGCGCTCACGGCGACGGTGATGACCGTCGCGGAGCTCGTGGTCGATCGCGTGGCCGGCGACTCCGTCACGTTCACGCTGGGCGGGCGCGCCACCTGGGTCCCGCTGACTGCCCACACCAACGAGTCGCTCTTCGTCGAAGACTGGAACCCGGGGGCCCCGCTCTCGGAGCGCATGGCGGGCTGCCGCGTCAACCAGATCGGCATCACGATGGCGCCGAACGACATGGCGCGCCTGCAGATCGGACTCGTCGGGCAGGACGCCACCTCGGACATCACGGCGTACTACACCGCGCCGGCGGCGCCCTCCACGACGCCGATCGTCGCCGGGCCGACCGGCCAGATCCGACTCGGCTCGGCCGACATCGCCGTCGTCACCGGCGGGTCGCTGCAGATCGCCGCTTCCCTGGGCACGCAGGACGTGATCGGGGCGAATGTCACCCCCGACATCTACCCGGCGCCCATCGTGGTCACGGGCGAGCTGTCGGTGCTCGTGCAGGACGAGGTCGAGTGGAACCGGTTCTCGGCCGAGACCGAGTTCGCCGTGTGGCTCAAGCTCAACGCGGACACCTCCACGACCGCGCCGTTCCTGAGCTTCTACATGGGGCGGTGCAAGTACACGGGCCGGGCGGCGCAGCCGCAGAACGGCTCGATCGTGCAGACGCTGCCGTTCCAGGCGCTCTTGCCGGCGGCGGCGACGGGGGTCGAGCAGACGACGATCCTCGTGCAGGACTCGGGGGCGGTCTGATGCCGACGCCCCAGGACGCGGAGGCCGGCGCGGTCCCGGCCTTCGCGGTGTCCTCGCTGGACGCGCTCAACCTCGGCAAGCTCGCCGCCGCGGGCGTGTGGTGCGCCCTGCGGCATCCGGTGACCGGCGCGCCGCTCGTGACGCCCGAGGGCGCGGCGATCCGGCTCAAGCTCGCGGGCATGGACGCGCCGCACGCGAAGGCCGCGGCGGCGCGGCTGGCGGCGCTGCCCAAGGACGCCCCGCCGGCGGACCTCGAGGCGGCGCTCCGGCAGCAGGTCATCGACTGCACGCTCGGCTGGGAGGGCGTGCCGCTCGACTTCACCCCGGCCACCGTCGCGCAGCTCTACGACGCGTGGGAGTGGGCGGTCGGGCAGGCGCTCGAGGCGATCGCGGACCGTGACCGCTACCTGGGAAACTGATCCGGGCGCTCGCCGCGTGCGCGGCGTGGCACGGCCGCATGGCCGCGCCGCAGGCCGACGGGCGCCCGCTGCGTGCGCACCTGACCGCGGCGGTGACGCAGGGGGCACTGCCGGCGGCCGCGCTCGAGCCGCCGCCGCTGCCGCCGGCGTGCGCGACGGTCTGGGCGTGGTGGACGGAGCTCGCGTCGGCGCGCCCGTCGGCGGGCTTCGGGTTGTCGCCGCTGGCGTTCGGCGAGCTGGCGGCGTGGGCGCGGCTGACCGGCGAGCGGCCGGCGCCGATCGAGGTGCGGGCCATCATGGCCGCCGACGCCGCGTGGCGGCAGGCGGTGGACGACGCGCGGCCGCGGGGGGCCGGTAAGTGACGATCGCGCGCCTGCAGCTCGTCCTCAACAGCCAGCCGATGCTCGCGGGCGCGCGGCAGGTCGCCGACGCGCTGGGCCGCGTCACGGCGGCCGGCCAGCAGGCAGACCGGGCGACCCGCGCGCTCAGCGGCGCGCAGCAGGCTGCGGCGCCGGCGGCGGTCGCGGCGGCCCGGGCGCAGCGGGAGCAGGCCGAGGCGCTGCAGCAGGTGGCGCGCGGCATGGGGCTCGCGGGCGCGGCCGCGCGGCTCTTGGGCGGCGCCCTGGGCGGGCTGACGGTCGTGCAGGTCGCCCGGCAGTTCCTCGAGACCGCCGATCGTGCGCAACTCCTTGCGGCCCGGCTCCGGCTGGTCGCCACCTCGGCGGCGGACGCCGCGGCGACGCAGGCCCAGTTGTTCCGCATCGCGCAGCAGAACGGCCAGTCGCTCGAGCAGCTCGGCACCGTCTACACGCGGCTGGCACGGGCCGGCCGCGAGGCGGGGGCGTCGCAGGACACGATGCTGCAGGCGACCGAGGCGATCGCCGCGGCGATGCGGGTCTCGGGCGGCGACACCGCGAGCATGAACGCCGCGCTCGTGCAGCTCGCCCAGGGCTTCGCGTCAGGCACGCTCCGCGGCGAGGAGCTCAACTCGGTGCTCGAGCAGGCGCCGCGGCTGGCGGAGGCGATCGCGACGGGCATGGGCGTCACCGTCGGCCAGCTGCGCGCGCTCGGCCAGGAGGGCGAGCTCAAGACCGTGCCGGTGCTGCAGGCGCTCGTCTCGCAGCTGGGGAAGCTCAAGGAGGAGTCGGCCGCCCTGCCCTCGACCGTCGGCACCGCGTGGGACCGGATCACGCAGGCGTCGGGGCGGTTCGTCGCGAACCTCAACGAGGCGCTCGGGATCACCCCCAAGATCGCCGCCGGTCTCGACGGCGTGGCGTCGGTCATCGAGCGGATCGCGGGCCTCGCCGACACCCGCGGGGCGTTCGTGCGGGGGAGCGAGTTCGGGCGCGGGTTGAGCAACCCGGACCTGCAGGCGCAGATCGACCGCTACCGGACCCCGAACCCGCTCGACCTGGAGGCGGCGGCGGACCCGGACCGGCGCCAGGCGGTGCTCGCCGCGCTGCTGCGCGAGCAGAACCGGCGGCGCTTCCAGTCGCGGGCGCCAATCACGATCACCGCGCCGGCCGTGACCGACCGCGAGCGGCAGCGGGCCGCCGACGACGCGGCCGACGCGCGGCGCCAGGCGTTCGAGGCCGACCAATTCCGCTTCGAGCAGGCGCGGATCGCGCGGGCGCGCCTGCTGGCCCTGCGGCAGTCCATGGGGCTCGACCTGCCCTTCGACCCGGAGCAGTACGAGGGGCAGGGCAAGGCCATGGGGGCGTTCATGGACCGCCACCCGGCGTGGAAGCTCTTCGACGATCGCGGGCGCGACGCGAGCGAGGAGATCCGCGAAAACCTCACGCGCGGCATGCAGTCGGCCGTCGCCACGTTCGCCGAAGGCCTGATGACCGACGGGCTGTCGTCGGCGCGGTCCTTCGCGGCGGCCTTCGGCGGCCTGCTGCGCCGCACGGTGGCGGAGGCGTTCGCGGCCTCGCTGACGCAGCGGTTCATCACGCCGTTCGTCAACAAGGTGGTCGGTACAGGAGTGCCGGCGACGACCGGGGGAACCAGCGGCGGCACGGCGACGACGACGGCGGTCACCGCGACGACTTCTTCGGGCGGCGCAGGGGCACTGGCGATGGCCGGCCCCATCATTGCCGCGGCGTCGGTGTTCGTCGGGGCGTTGGAGCAAACCAGCGCCTCCCTCAAGCGATTCGCGGATCTTCGCGAGACCGAGGCCCGCACGTCTGCGTCCATCCAGTCGCGGCTGTTGCGGGCGACTGGGAACGAGTCCGCAGCCGATAGGCTGGACCGTGAGGAGCGCAACCGCCAAGAGATTGCCGACCTGAACCGGCAGCGTCGGGAGCAGATGGACGCGATCCCGTTCTTCTGGACGGGCTATCAGAAGCTCAAGCGGAAGAGGGAGATCAACACCAGGTTCGACCAGCTCATCAACGAGCTGCTGAAAGCCCAAGCAGCGGAGCAAGCAGCCCTGGGGAGCGGCAGCATCGGCGACTACAACGTCGCCGGCGGGCTCAACGTCGCGGGGCTCATCGGCGACATCCGGCGGGCGGTGCCCGTCGCGCCGCCGGCGCCGCCCCCGCCGCCGATGACGCCGCCCGACGGGCCCATCACCATTACGAACCTCACCGTGACCACGGCGGCCACGGACGCGGAGACCCTGTTCGACGACATCCGCCGGGTCGCCCGGGCGCGCGCGCAGGCGGCGTTCGGCAGTCCCGGGATGGCGGCGGAGGCGTTCGCCTGATGCTCACCGTCGCCGGGATCCCCGTCCGTGTCGCCAACGGTGGCGGGGCACGCCAGTTGGAGAACGTCGTCGTCGGCGACGAGGACCGGGCGTTCGACGGCAGCCACCGCTCGACCGTCCGCGCGCAGAAGCGCCGGTACTCGATCCCCAGCGCGTGGCATACGGAGGCCGAGCTCGCCACGCTGCGCGCCGCGTGCGGCCCGGGTGTGTACGTCACGGTCGTCATCAACGGCGTGACGCTGACCGCGCAGGTGACGATCGAGGACGCCGCCTATCTCGGCTTCGGGGGCGTGGTCCTCCGCACGTTCACCCTCGCGATCGAGGAGCGGTGAATGCGGAGCCTCAGCGGCGCCGAGCGGACCCTCATCGGCGGGTCGCGGTTCGACGTGCATCTGCGCGCGTTCATCCGCGACGCCGGCGGGACGTTCCGCGACCTGACGAACCACTTCACGGGGCGGAACTGGCTGCTCGGCGTCACGATCCGCGAGTCGCTCGACAGCCCGTCGGCCACGGCGACCGTCACCCTGTCGCGGACGGAGGGCGGCCTGACGATCGCGCCGGGCGTGTCGGGCAGCGCGGCCAACAGCGGCGGGGCGTTCCTCGACGTGGGGCGGGAGCTGTACGTCGAGACCGCGTGCGTGGCGGCCGGCGTGTCCGCGGTGGCGGGCGACTGGCGGCGGGTCTTCTGGGGGCGCGTGGACCGGCTCGACACGGGCGACCGAGAGCGGATCGTCCTCGAGTGCCGCGACCTGAGCGGCGCGATCATGGACCGGTTCCTTGAGGCGCCGTTGTCGGTCGGTTCGGCCAGCCCCGGCACCGCGGTTGAGACCGTCATGCAGGCGGTCCTTGATGCCCCGACATCGCCGTCGCTCGGCGTCACGCTGGCGACGCCGGTCTCGCCGGCGTTCGGGGTCTTCCCGGCGCAGACGCTTGATGCCGTGTCGGTTGGCGCCACGCTGCGGCGATTCGCAGGGCAGATCGGATGGGATGTGCGCTACCGGTGGACCGGTGCGACGACGAATGAGCTGCGCCTGTTCCAGCCGGACCGCGCGAAGACGACGCCCGACCTGACGATCGGCCCCGGCGAGTACCTGTCGGTCAAGAGCTGGGCCGCCGCCCTCGAGGACGTGCGGAACGTCGTGACGGTGCAGTACCGCAGCGCGACCGGCGCGCTGCAGCCGACGGTCTTGCGGAGCAACAGCGCCAGCATCACGGCCTACGGGCGCCGCGCGATGCGCCTCGGTGGAGACACGACGGACCTCATCAAGACGCAGGCGCAGGCAGAAGCCCTCGCCGACGCCGTCCTGGCGGACCTCGCCCTCCCGACCGCGACGCACCAGATCGAGACCCTCTACCTGTGGCCGGTCGAAGTCGGCGACCTGTGGCGGTTCTCGGCGAACGCGGTCCACTACGACGGCAACCAGGACTACGCCGTCGTGGCGATCGAGCACGAGCTCACGCAGACGACGCACCGGACCCGGGTCACGGCGCGCGGGAAGCCGGCGGCGCGGTACTACGGCTGGCTCCGCGAGGGCATCACCGCGGCCGGCGTCATCGCGGCCGCGATCACCAACGCGGCCCCGGGCGGCAACGTGACGCAGGCCGAGATCACGTACAGCTCGAGCGGCGGGACGCTGACAGTGCTCAAGAACGGCACCGCCGTCACGCCCGGCACCTCGCCGTGGGTCGTCAATCGCCCGCCGGCGGGCGTGGCCGACGTGTACGAGTTCGTGCAGACGGCGGGCACGGTGCGCGAGAGCGTCATCGTCACCGTCTATAGCAACGAGATGTTCTCGGGCGGTAGCTACGCGGGGGGCTCCGGCACCGCCGGCCGGCTGGCGCGCTGGGCCACGCCCTCGACGCTCGGCGACAGCGTCCTCGAGGACGACGGCACGCACGCGTTCCCCACGGCGGACGCGACGCGGGACTTCGGCACGGCGGCGCGGCGGTGGCGCGACATCCGCGCGAGCCGGGATGTGTACGTCGGGGGGGTCCTAAACACCGGCACCACGACCGTCAACGTCGGGGCTGGCGGTGCGGACGGAGTGTTGATTGCGTCGTCGGCGGGGTTTTCCGGATATCGGATCACCGCCGGGTCGCAAGCGTGGGCGTTTCGTGCGGCGGCTGACTCGGCGTCTATCGTCAACGTCACGGCGGGGGTCAACCGCACGACGTGGCACGCCTCCGGCGGCATCTCCCTGCTCGACGCGACCGACCCCGGCGCGGGCGTGGTGCGCGTGGCTGGTGCGCTCACGACCACGGGCCGCATCACCGGCAGCAACGGCTTGCGCCTCACGGCGGGCGGATTCCAGCGGCCGGACGACGGCGGGCTGGCGTTGCAGCTCGGCAACGGCACCAACGATCACTATGGCGCGACGCACAACTTCCGCGATGCGCCGGGCAGCGGCTGGGGCGATGTCGTCACGGGGGCGCTGCGGCCGGGCGTGACGGCGACGCACGACCTCGGCCTGACGGGCACGCGCTTCCGCGACCTGTTCCTCTCGCGGGATGCCTACCTCGGCGAGCGGCTGGTGTGGGGGCGCCTGGGCGCGCCGAGCGATGCGGCGGCGGTGATCCAGCGCGCGGACATCGGCGACGGCGGGAGCGGCGCGGGCGCGCTTTACTGGCAGGTGCAGCTCACGCCCTCGACCACGGCGGGCAATCGGGTGGTCGAGATCTTCACGGGCGACAATCTCGCGTTTCGCCCGCTGCGCCTGTGGGTGTCGCGGCTCGAACCCGGCGCGGATGCGTCCTACGACTTCGGGACGGCGTCGCGCCGCTGGGCGGCGGGGTGGTTCTCGGGGCTCGTGACGGTGGACCGCATCGCGGCCGTGAGCACGACGATCGCCAGCACGTTCCCCGGCGGCCTCACCGGGCGCAGCGGGACGCGCGTGCCCGAGATCTACATCCAGTCCACTGACCCGGGCGCCGTAGGGGCTGGGGCCATCTGGATTCAGACGTGAGCCTCGGCACCTTCGTCCGCAACGGGGGCAACACGGCGTGGGTCGAGGTCAACCGCGCCCTCGGGGCCACGTCCAACCTGCTCTGCGTGCGTCGCGCGGACAATGCGGCGTGGCTACGCACGGACAACAACACGATCAAGC